ACAAGATCAAATTACGGTGTAACCGGTGTTGCAGTAACACTATCTGCTTCGAGTACTGGTGGTTATTTTGGTTCAGAAGATTTACGTTTAGCTAAAATCAATGGTGTTTGGCCAACGCCCTCAGGAGTCGTTGGCACACAGAAAGCTATATTTGGATATGGCACTACTGGTTCAACAACCAACCTAGTATCAAACACAGGTGTAGTTGCTACTGATACTGCAGGTGTAGGTACTGCTAGATATGCATTAGCAGCTTCTGGTTATGGTACCGATAAAGCTATATTTGGATATGGATTTGCTTCCGCGCCCGTGTCAATGACCAACAAAGTATCAAACACTGGTGTGGTTGCTAGTGATACTACAGGTGTTGGTACTGCTAGATACTTGTTAGCCGCCGCAGGTTACGGAACAGACAAAGCTATATTTGGATATGGATTAAATACTTCTGGAGTAGGACAATCAGTAACCAACCTGGTGTCCAACACTGGCGTAGTTGGTAATGATACTACAGGTGTCGGTACTGCTAGATATGGGCCTGCAGCCGCAGGATATGGAACAGATAAAGCTATATTTGGATACTGATAAGGCTATATTTGGATATGGATATAGTAATGCTAATGTATCAATGACCAACCTAGTGTCCAATACAGGTGTTGTTTCTAGTGATACTACTGGAGTTGGTACAGGTAGAGGTTATACAGCAGCCGCAGGATATGGCACTGATAAAGCTATATTTGGATATGGATATACTGGTACAGAAGTATCAATAACCAACTTAGTATCAAATACAGGTGTTGTTAGTAATGATGTTGTAGGTGTTGGTACAGCTAGATATGGATTAGCAGCCGCAGGATATTCACTCACATAAGTTCACACCACCAGCCTAAATATCAGAAACAGTATCTGCAAAAAACAAAATGACAACTAAAGTAAATACACCCAATTTAAACGCAACGTTTCTTGGTTCGTTGGTGAAAGTTAATGACACTCAAACAGTCAATAACAAAACGTTTAACTCACCAACACTGGTGACTCCAGTACTAGGTACTCCTACGTCTGGAGATTTCAGTACTGGTACATTTACTTGGCCATTGTTCTACCAAGATACTAAGGCTAATGCTGCTTTTGTTACGGCTAATTCTGCTGGTGAATATGCAAACGCTTCATTTGGTGCGGCCAACTCTGCAGGTGTATATGCTAATGCAGCATTTGATTTCGCCAATACTGGTGGCCAAAATTCAATATCTGCAGGTATGTACGCCAATGCAGCTTACACACAAGCTAATACAGCAACAACTAATGCAGCTACTGCAGATTTGAAAGCAGTAATCTCCGGTGTGTTTGCTAATGGTGCATACCTTGCAGCCAATACGGCTGACCAGAAAGCAGTTTCAGCTGGATCTTATGCCAATTCAGGTTATACTCAAGCAAATACTGCAACTACTAATGCTGCAACAGCCGATCAAAGAGCAGTAACATCAGGTGAATATGCAAACTCAGCATTTGGTGTTGCCAATTCGGCATCGTCTTATGCTAATGGTGCATTCTTGGCCGCCAACACATCCGCAACAAATGCTCTCTCTGCTGGTTCATATGCCAATTCAGCATATGCATTAGCCAACACAAAATATTCATCTACAGGCGGCCAAATTTCTGGTGATGTTACAATTACTGGCAACTTAATAATTTCTGGAACAACGACTACAGTTTCCGCCAACAATTTAAGCATTCAAGATAATATGATTTATCTTAATGCTAACAACACAACTATTAATCCTGATTTAGGTATTGCAGGTAACTACAATGATGGAACATACCATCACACTGGTGTGTTTAGAGATGCTACAGATGGAACATGGAAGTTCTTTTACAATTACTCACCTGAACCTGATGCTTCTCCTTATATTGACACGGCACATGCCACATTCAGAATTGCCAATCTAACCGCCAATCTAATTACTGATGTTGCCTTTATTCGTGGATATGATCCAATCGAGCATGCCAATTCAGCTTATGTTCGAGCAAACACCGCAAACACTAATGCTGCTCAAGCTGACCAACGAGCAGTCACATCTGGGGTATATGCTAACTCTACATATGAACACAGCAATGCTTCTTTTATCCAAGCAAACAGTGCAAATACATTGGCTACAACTGCAAACAATAATGCAAGGTCCGCTGGTTCATATGCCAACTCTGCGTTTGATCAAGCAAACAGTGCAAATACATTGGCTACAACTGCAAACAATAATGCAACGTCTGCTGGTTCATATGCCAACTCTGCGTTTGATGTTGCTAATGCCGCAGTAACAACAACCGGCACACAGACATTAACAAATAAATCATTGTCTGATAACACCACATATTTTATTGATGAGAATAATGCAACAAAGAGAATGCAGTTACAGTTGAGTCAAGTTTCTTCTGGCGCAACTAGAATTTTAACTGTGCCTAATTTTGATGGCACTATTGCAACATTGGCCGGTACCGAAACGTTATTTTTCAAAACGTTAATTTCTCCTAATATAAATTTACCAACGATTGCGTCTCCAATTGAAACAGTATCAATCAATGCTTCATCACCGGGTGCCACAATAAATCAGTATGTTCAGTCTGGTGCAGTTGTTTATTATACGTCAAATGCTACAAACAACTTTACTTGGAATGTTGCTGCAGCCAATGATGTAACTATGAATACTTGGTTGGCCACGGGTCGTGCAGTAACGATTGTTCTTTTAGTCACAAATGGCACAACAGCATATTATCCAAATGCATTCTCAATAGATGGTACTTCCGTGACACCTAAGTATGTTGGCGGCACTGCCATTACTGCAGGTAACCCCAATTCAATTGACTCTTATACTATGACTATTATTAAAACTGCATCAGCAACATATACAGTATTGTTATCACAAACTAAATTAGCATAAGGATTATATTATGCCTTTGATGACAACGTTGACGACAATTTCTGCTCAAAAATCTTTTGGCCCATCATATATTATTCCAGCAAATTCAGTTATTATGATGGATGGCACATATTCTGCTGCCATAGGTACTTGGGATTTATATTCTGATGCTTTAGATAAATTAATTGTTGGAACAACAGAACAAGTTAATGTTGGTGTGGCATTTGCATCAACTGGTCAATCAAGTTCGACAGCCGGATCAATTGGTTCCGCTGGTTCACACTATGGCGCTAGTACTGGTATTCCTGGTGGCACCGGCAGTCTTACTGGATATGCAAATGATGGTCTTGCTGGAGACCATACACACTCCAGCACCTGGATTGCAAGTACTGCCAATTCAAGTTCAGATATTAAACCAGTACATACAACATACACATTGTTGAGAACAAATGCCAACACTACTTTTTTTCCAGCAAATACTGTACACATTTCTGCAACAAATATATATTCCGGAACACAACAATTAGCTACGAGTACCAACAGGTACATTGTTGGTGGTAGTAACAAAACAAACTATGCAGCCACATCACACTCAATAACACACACAACATCTGATGAGAGTTCAAGTCACAATCACATAAATTATGTGTATACAAGAGTTAACTCAGCTTATTATGGAGCGTTAAGCCAAAATGGTAACTCCAGTGACTATCAGCCTGCACACAACCATACGTTTACAAAAACTGTATCAATAAGTAATCTTAGAGGTAAATTATTAAAAGTTTGGTTGGCGGCTGCATCATCTATACCAAAAAGTTCAGTTGTAATTATGTATTGTGGTGATTTATCCATTCTACCTTCATATTGGAAAGTTTGTGATGGTACAAATGGCACTATCGATATGCAAAATTATTTCCTAGGATATGCAACATCTTCAGCGACTGCCCATGAAACTGTAACGGCAGCAAGTACACAATATGAATTATCAAGCGACTCAACCACAAGTTCAAATAATTGGCAACATGGTCACTATGCACTTAATTATGGATACAACACAACTATGTATGTTAACCATGTGATTGGAAATAACCCTCATTCCCACACTGTATCTGGTGGATCACTAACATCGAATTATGAACCGCCACATTTAAAATTGGCTTTCATACAATTAATACCCTCTTAAAGGACAAATATGATGCAACACACTTATGTAAATTTAGATTTTTACAACAATAATTTTTCATGTAAAATTAATGGCAACCTTTATGTATTTCTTTCAGCTCAAAGCTTTATTGAAAAAACAAATTTTCCTTTTGCTGATACATTAAGACTTTCTGCATATGAACCAGAGAGAAATATCTTTAATGTTGAAGATGTTGGTGGCATTGGTAAATCGGGACCAGACTTACCTGAAATGGTTTGGTTTGAAAACAACTTGGCAAATATAGAATCTGCAGCAATCAGAGATGCATCCGAAAGAGAAGTCATATTTCCTCCATTCGTAGCAACCATTCGTACTGAAAGAAACCAAAAATTATTTATGACGGATTGGGTCTTGACAAGATGGCAGGAAGAGACTACAATCAATGTGCCACATTCGATGACAGAAGAAAAATTTGCTGAAGTGCTAATGTATCGCCAAGCTCTTAGAGATATTACTAATACATATACCTCCTTAGATGATGTTGTATGGCCAACAAACCCACTGGAATAATATGGCAAGCAAAAAGTATGACCTTACCGCAATAATGGAAGAGTATGCCGATGATGACTTTGGTTTCACGGCAACTGATGAAGAAGAATACAATTCCGTTATTGCCGAGAAAGATGACACGGTACAAGAATACAAAGAACGTCTGCAACAGGTAGAGAAATTAATTATGCCGTTTTTAACCAAGTTGTTGAAGACTGCCGATCAACCAATCATCAAGTGGCCTAATCGTAAAGAAACATTAGAGGCACAAATACAGAAAATACTTGCTTTAACCAGAGATTAACTATATAATTGTACTAGGAGATATATTATGAAAGATTTGATTATCGGATGTTCCACCGGTTATAAATGGGACACAATTAAGTATTGGGTCAACTCTATCAATCAGTCAGGATTCACTGGCGATAGAGTTATGATTATGATGAATGCTGACAAAGAGACAGTACAGAAAGTTACTGACACAGGATTCACAGTTATCGGTTTCAACTGACGTTAAAGATGTTATTTTTCAAAGCAATCCATTCAAGCACATTGAGAAACATATGGGTCAACGTCAACTGTTGATGTTCTCCTCTGAAAGTATGTTGTACAAAGATGAACCATGGGGCAACCAAAACCTATTGGAAACTTATGGCCAATACATCTATGATAGATTCAAAGATAATCCAATCTATAACGTTGGTGTTCTTGCTGGTCGTGGTGATGCAATGCGTGATTTGTGTTTGAATATCTTTTCATCTTCACTAAACAAACCAATTCCAATTTGTGACCAATCTACGTTTAACTTCCTGATTTCACAAGAGCCATACAAATCAACTTGTCGTTATACTAAATCTGAAGACGGATGGGCATGTCAACTTGGTACAACTGCAGACCCAAGTAAGATTGACCAGTTCAGACCATTCTTATTGGAACCATCTCCACACATGGAGATAGATAAAGTAGTAACGTCACAGAATAAAGAGTATGTGATTGTTCACCAGTATGATAGAGTGCCTGCATGGCGAAAGATTATTGAAGCAAAATATGGCTAAGATTTTATATGTTGTCCACCGATATGCCCCATATCCCGGTGGTTCTGAAAATTATGTACGTGATATGGCAGAAGAAACAGTCCGTAGAGGACACGATGTAACTGTACTTGCAGGCGAACACAAAGGTGACTTAAACGGTGTCAAAGTAACAAGTGACTTTCAGATTATGGGTTCAGAACTTTTTGATTTGATTGTTGTACATGGCGGTGATGTTGGTGTGCAAGATGTTGCGTTAATGAATGCACAAAGAATTCCATCAAAGGCAGTTCGTGTGTCACATGGCATCGATGCAAAGATTTCTTCTGGTACACCTGGATTCCGTGAGAAGTATGGAATCACAACACCATACATGTTCTTGTCGTGTGGTGGATTTTGGCCTAACAAAGCATTTCACGAATTGATTGCCACATTCAATGGTGTTGGTCGTGATGATGTTACACTGGTTTTAACTGGTTATGATAATCGACACAGTATCATGCCACCAAATTCCAAACAGGTTAAAGTAATGATGATTGATGACCGCAATGATGTTATGTCTGCCATTAGAGATGCTGACCTCTACATCATGCACTCACACTCAGAAGGATTTGGATTGGTTCTATTGGAATCAATGTTAAATAGAACAGCATGGGCATCACGTAGTATTGCAGGTGCCAAAGTGCTGAGTGATTTTGGATTCACATATGAGAATGATTCTGCTCTACGTGAGTATATGATTGACTTCAAAGGTGTACCAGAGTCCAAACTTGATGATGCATATGAATACGTGATGAATGCACATTTGATTAAAAACACAGTAAATGATATTTTGAAATTAATATGAAAATAACTTTTGGTATAACAACAGACTATTCTAATCAACCACAAATAAATGAAGTAATCTCCTCTATCAGATCACTACAAATACCTGAATATGAGATTTTGATTATTGGTGGTGAGAAGAAAGAAGATATGGTCGATGTGACACATATCTATTTTGATGAAACTCAACAACCTGGTTGGGTAACACGCAAGAAGAACACCATTGTTCAGGCAGCAAAGTATGACAACATCGTATTGATGCACGACTACTATGTGTTTGATAAAGATTGGTACAAGAACTTTTTGGAGTTTGGTGAAGAATGGGATATCTGTTCTAACAAACAATTACTCATTAATGACAAGAGACACTTTACAGATTGGGTGACATGGGATGATCCAGTATTTCCACGTTACACTGCACTGAGACATGATGATTGGTCACGTACTAACTATATGTACGTATCTGGTGGTTACTTTCTAGTGAAGAAACAAGTTGCACTAGATAATCCATTCAACGAAGAACTCACACACGGCCAAGCCGAAGATGTTGAGTGGTCTCTCCGAGTGCGTAATAGATATGTGATGAAATGTAATGGTAACAGTATTGTGAAACATAATAAGTGGCATAGAGATGCAAAATAAATTAGTAATTTTTGACCTTGATGGTGTATTGATTGAATCACGTGAACTACACTATGAAGCATTGAATGATGCCCTACGTAAAGTAGGTAATGAATTTGTAATTACACGTGAAGAACACTTGAGTTTGTATGATGGTCTAAACACCACAAAGAAACTTGAGATGTTATCTGAGAAGAAAGGTCTTGACCGTAAATATTTCAATCAGATTTGGCAAGATAAACAAGTTGCCACATTCAACCTCATCAGACAATTCCCAAAGAACAATAAACTAAGGCAGATGTTCGCCAAGTTGAGTAGTAATGGTATTAAGATTGCTATCGCAAGTAATTCTATCCGTGAGACAGTTAAGTTGGCACTCTTGTCTATTGGTGTCATGGAGTATGTTGATTACTATGTGTCAAACGAAGATGTAAAACGAACCAAACCATATCCAGAGATGTACTGGCAGTGTATGACAGCACTGAATGTATTACCTAAGAATACAGTTATCATTGAAGACAGTCATATTGGAAGACAAGGCGCACTAGATTCTGGTGGCCATTTGGTTCCAGTTAAAGATTCGCATGACTTGACGATGGAAAAAATTGATGAAGCAATCGACACACTAAACGGTGTTGTCAAAAAAATGATACCATGGAGAGATAAAAAAATGAACGTACTAATTCCTATGGCTGGCGCTGGTAGTAGATTCGCAGCAGCTGGTTATACATTTCCTAAACCATTGATTGAAGTTAATGGTAAACCGATGATTCAAGTGGTTGCCGAAAACTTAAACGTTGATGCACACTTCATCTACATTGTACAAAAAGAACACTATGATAAATACAACCTTAAGCAATTATTAAACTTGATATCACCTGGTTGTGATATCGTACAGGTTAATAGTTTGACAGAAGGCGCAGCGTGTACAACTCTGTTGGCCAAAGAACTTATTAACAACGATGAGCCATTGTTGATGGCGAACTCAGACCAATACGTGGAGTGGAACTCAAATGAATGTCTCTATGCTTTTACTGCTGACGGCGTTGATGGTGGTATTGTCACCTTTAGGGCAACCCATCCAAAGTGGTCATTTGCAAAACTCGGAGATGACGGCTTCGTCACAGAGGTAGCAGAGAAGAATCCAATTTCAGATATCGCAACTGTTGGTATCTATTATTGGAAAAAAGGTTCAGACTATGTTAAGTATGCTGAACAAATGATTGAAAAGAATAT